CATTAGACCCCCTTGGTTGTGAGGGCCAAGGGGGTCGCTTTCGTTTTATTATGCGCTACTACGTTATTATTATGCGACTACTACGGGTGATTCTTCAGGGTAGAATACGAGCATGTCCCGACGCGGCCTCGACCATAGCGATGCAAACAGGAGGAGGCTCCTGGTTCGCACCAAGGAGATTGGTGGAGTCACCGACCCTGACATAGCGTGGACATTAGCGTGGGTGTGGAGAGAGTGGAGGCAGAAGACCCCCTACATGGCCATCACTCAGGGTAGGATTCGGCACTGGCTCCTGGTAGCCTCGGAAGGCAAGCGCTCCACTTTTCCTCTATGCTTAGAGGCAGGCAACCCAATACGCAGGAGCATCCCGTGGTTAAGAGAACATTAGCAGCCAAGCATCAGAAGGCAGCGCAGCTCATTGCGGCTGGCGTTCCCTACATCCAGGTGGCCCGTAAGGTAGGCGTCAGCAGACCTACCGTGGACAACTGGCGGAGGTGGGTTGAGTTCCAGGAGTTGGTGGCTAGCTACATCGAGCTTGGCTCCAACGACATCGAGACCATTGGCAAGCTACTGGAAGAGGGAATGGCTAAGTCACTGCGCTATGCCATCAGCATCCTGGACACCCCTGCTGTGGGCTCTGGTTCAGGTAGGTCCCGGCTGTGGGCAGCAAATTTCCTGAGTGAGAACTGGCATCGGTTGCAGGAGCGGAAGGAAGCAGCAGCCGGTGGCATGGATGACCTGGCCAAGCTGCTGGGTGGGAGCAAGGGAGATGCTTGAGTAACGGGGACATCATCCGCGCAGGGTTGAAAGACCCCACGAAATACACCCGCCTGTTCAGCATCATGAATGAACAGACCGGGCAGGTTGCACCGATCCCCCTGACACCCAACCAAACCACGGTGCTGTCTGCCCTGCATGAGCATCCCAGGGTGGTGGTGAACAAATACAGGCAGAGCTACATGACTACGGCAGGGGTGCTGTGGCTACTGGGGGAGTGCCAATGGAATGCGGGATGGCAGGGCTTCCTCATCGCAGACACGAGCGAGACAAGTGCCGAGGGGTTCATGAGGGCCAAGCATGCCTATGAGACCATGGACAAGAGACTCCGCATCCGTTCCAAGCTGGCAAGTCAGAGACACCTGCAGTTCCAGCATGGGGGAGGGCTCCGGTGTCTGACATCAGGCTCCAAGGATCCAGCCATCGGTCGTTCCATTGACAGGTTGGTCATCACAGAGCTGGGCATGTGGGCTAACGCAGCCGCTGCCATGCAGAAGATCAGCCCTGCCTACAGGAAGCGCCCCCACTCCAAGGTTCTCATCGAGTCCACACCTGGCCCTGCTGGTTGCTACTACGAGGACTTCTGGCTGGCTGCCCTGGAAGGTAACGGCTGGGCTCCCATATTCCTGAAGTGGTGGGAGGACCCAACCTGTGTGTCCCCTCCGCCCAAGGGATGGAAGCCAGACCAGGCAGAGCTTGCCTACATGAATGACCACTCCAGCATGACGCTGGGTCATGTCTCCTTCCGCAGGTCACTGTTGGATGGGGAATACCTGGGGGACACCCGGCTGTTCGACAACCAATACCCACCCAATGAGTATGACGGGTTCACCTCTGCTGGCAGCCCTGCCATCCCCTTGGATGCCATCAGGGACATGCTCACGCGCGCAGTAGCTGAACCAGAGGTTGACCACGAGACAGGGTTGAGGATCATAGCAGAGCCTATGGAGCATCTCCGCTATGGCATCTTCGCTGATCCTGCTGGGTTCGGTGCCAAGGGTGACCCCTCTGCCCTGACCATCATGGACATATGCAATAGAGAAGAGGTGGCGGTGTGGGAGGGGAGGATTGACCCCGGTAAGTTTGCTGACCTGATCGGTGTGGCCCAGCAGTTCTACCATGCAGAGATGGTGGTCATCGAATCCAATGCCGCGGCATGCATCCAGTCCGCCAAGGACAAGGGTGTGCCGAATCTCTATTGGACTTCCAAGCAGCATCCCGGCTGGTATGCAACCCACAGCAGAAAGATGCAGGCGTTGGCAAAGCTCGTCGGTCTACTACGGGAGGGTGACATCATCATCCATACGCGTAGGACATTGCATCAGCTCATGTCCTTTGACTCCTTCGAGGGGGCCAAGGATCATCACTACGACAGGGCCATCACCATGCTGATTGTGGCGGACATGCTCTCGGGGACAAGATACCTGCCCAGGATTCATGAGGTTCAGAACAACGTCGGGGTCAAGGCTTCCGAAGTGAAGTCCTGGCTCAAACGTCAAAAGCGAAATGCCCGCAATTAGGGTATGTTCAACCAACGACTAAGGAGACTATGCAATGCCTAAGCTTGCCAAACTCATCAAGCGTCACAAGTCCTTCTACAACGCCACCGAGAAGAGGAACTGGGACAAGGCGAGGCGCTACTACTGCGGGCACTTCACTGTCCGCTCCCTGGTGCAGGACACCACCCTCTTCGAGACCAGCTTGAACATGGTGTTTGCCATTGCGGAGACGGGCATTGCTGCCCTGCTGGGCTCCAACCCACGCATCGCTGCCACTCCCCGCACCAAGAAGTCCATTGACCAGGCTCCCCTCGTGGCTGACCTGGTGAACTACATCTGGGACGAGGGCAACCTCCGGCATGAGGCAGCACTGGCATTGACCGATGCCACCCTGGTAGGTCGTGGTGTGTTCAAGACCACCTGGGATGCCACAGGTGATGTGCCTACCACCATCGCAACCGATCCCTCTACGGTGTTCTTCGACCTTGCAGCCCGTCGCCCCTGTGACATCCGGTATTGGCTGCAGGTCACTGTCCTCTCAGAGCCTGAGTTCAAGCGGCGTGTGAAGGACAAGCTTTACACTGTCCCCAGTGATGCGGACGTGAAGCCCACTGCCTACCCCTCGTGGCTGCTCCCCTCCGCTATGGACAACAAGGAGCCCAGCCAGAAGGAGCTGCGCGGTCTTGAGAAGTGGTACGAGGTCTGGGAATACTACGACGTGGACGAGAACCGGGTCAAGCACTACATCCCTGACGGTGACATCGTCCTGATGGATGAAGAGCTGGAGTATGTCCCCTTCAGCCTCTGGAACATGAACCAGAATGGCATCGACTGTAGAGGCCTGAGTGAAGTCCAGCTCATCCTTCCTCAGCAGGAGGACATCAACGACGCCCTTTCCCAGATGAAGCTCATCACCCTGCTGTCCATCCCCAAGATTCTCTTCGATGCTGGTGCCATCGATGGTGAGCAGATTGCTGACCTCGTGCAGGCAGCCACCGGATCCTTCGTAGGTGTGAATCCAACGGGGGATGTGGGTGGCCGGACATTGGGTGACCTGTTCTTCGAAGCACCCATGTCTGACATTCCCCAGAACCTTGCCGCCTTCGAAGAGAAGCTGGAGAAGATTGTGGCGGTGGTCAGCGCCCTTGCCGAGTCCGCACGCGGACAGGTCACAGGCGCACGCACAGCCACGGAGATGGCATTGATCGATGCCCAGTCCCGCACAAGGCTAGGAGCCCGTGAGGGACACTTGGCAGCCGCCCTTGAGGATGCCGCCGAGAAGTCCATCTTCCTCGCTAGCCGCTACATGAAGAAGCCCAAGCTGGTGGAGGTCACTGCTGGTGACTGGCAGGAGATTGGACTGAAGGACATCCGTGACATCGAAGTGAAGTTCCAGCTGTCCCTTTACAACCCGACGAAGAACAACCCCATGGTCATGGCTGAGATGTTCAACGCTTCCTACCCCGTGCTTGCACAGGATGAAGTGATTGACCAGCGCCTGCTCCGTCAGGAATACCTCCGCATCAATGGGCTCCGTCCCGACCTGCTGATGGAGGAACAGGAGCAGGACATGGAGGAAGAGGTTAGCCCCGAGGCTATGGCTGAGTTGGCTGCCTTGGCTGGTGCTGATGCCGGTGGGTTGACCGAGCAGTTGCCTGGTGGTGATGTGGCCGAGTCCCCCAACACCATCCAGTCTGAAGCCTTGGATGCTGCCATGCTCGGGGCATCCGGCAACCCGCAGGTGATGTAATGCTGGTGCTCAAGGATCTCCGTTGCCTTGCCTGTGAACAGCTGTTCGATGACGTGTATGTGGACAGCAACAAACCCTCCCCCTGCCCTGAGTGTGGGGGAGAGAGGGTCACGTCTTGGCATACAGGTCAGTGCCCTGGTGTGGAATGCTCCCTCGTGTTCAAGCCTCTCAAGGTTGGCAACGTGACCCTGCACTCCAAGGCACAGCGTGACGCCTGGTTGAAGGGAGTCAACGCCCGCATGCGTAGGCATGGCAAGGGTGAGGTAGGGTTGGAGTCTGATTCCAATGCCAAGCGGAAGCAGGACGCCGATGAGATTCGTCACAACACGGAGCAGCGTCGGAAGGCTGCAGGCATCTCCGTCCAGCAGACAACCGAGATGGCAACTGAGCACAAAGCCAGAAAGAGGGAGGCAGCTAATGCCCACTGACAACATGCAGCTTTATGAGCAGGGAATCCTTGGAGTCCAGCTCAACACTCAACACCCAAGCTCAACACCTTCTTGGATTCAGTCCAAGAAGATGGAGAAAGACTATGAAGAGCAAGACTAACCTCCCCCCCATGCCTGCCATGCCTGACCAGCCCAAGTCCGCACAGGACTTCATGCCAGAGGAAGACCTCAAGGGTCTGACCGATTGGCTGGATGCTGCTGTCCCTACCATGGAAGGTGAGCAAGCCGGGGCGATGATGGAGCCTGTGGCTGGTGACCCCACCACCCTGGTGACTGAGGACATGGACAAGAAGGAGATCGAACAGGTTGTCTCCGACAACATGGAAGCGTTCATCGACTACTTGAAGACCATGGGAGCCCCGAAGGATTGGCCCGGCGATCTGCCCAAGCACATCCGCATGGCACTCAAGGATGCCTGGAGTGGGCTGTCCCGTGATGAGCGGAATGATGTCAAGGCTGCCTACAAGGGAGCCATGGAAGAGCCCATCGAGACCATGACCGAAGAGACCCCCGAAGAAGTGACTGAGTAACCACAAGGCTGGAGGAGCATCCCATGCCAGAAGAGAACACTGAAGTAGTCGAGACCACAGAGGCCCCCGAGTCCACGGAGACGGAGGCTGCTGAATCCACGACCGAGACCACGACCGAACCCGCAGAGGCCAGCACAGAGGCTCCTGCGTGGGCTGGTGAGATGGACAAGCTTGGCGAGCTGCCCTGGTATTCAGGTCTGGACGAAGCCACCCAGGCTGCTGTCCGCGCAGGCATCGAGGGCAAGGTCTCCAACTACGACAAGGGCTACCAGGAGAAGTTCAGGACTCTGGCTGATGAGCGCAAGGCTTGGCAGACAGAGCAGGCAACCTCCACTGAGAAGCTGCGTAAGGAAAGGGCTGACCTGGAATCCCTGCTGTATGGGGAGGGTGATCCCATGGCCACCCTCAAGGCACAGCATGAGGAGTCCTTGACTGCTGCTACCACGGAGCGCGACCAGCTCCAGGCCCAACTCTCTGAATACCAGAACACTGTGATCCAGGAACAGGCTGATGGCTTGGCCACCTGGATCGAGACAGAGGCCAGTGACCTGTATGCAGATGATGATGCCTTCACGAAGCTCACCACCCTCATCGGTTCTGGCATCGAGGCCAAGGATGCAGTGGTGATGGTGAGGGCTACGATGGCTCCCCCTGCTGCTGAGCCTAGCAAGCAGGTAGCAGCCACGAGCCGTGACAGCAGGGCTGGGCGCACAGAGAGCGCAACGCCTATGGACTGGAAGGAAGCCATCCGCCTGGAGAAACAGAGGTAATTGCATCCACCCCTAAGCAAGTGTGCTAAGTAGTGGTAGAATAAAAGCAACAGCCATCCGCTATGCGACCGGGCAGCAACCCTATGGGCCTGTCAGAGCACCTCGGTAGAGACTCACGGTGACAAAGGATGGAGAGACTTACAGGCATCTGCCTGTGATTTCCCCTCCCCCCAACCATGAGTCAATACCATGCCCATCTCTGTAGATGAACTCAACGTCTCCTTCAGCCGCCTGAAGGGCCCCGCCGTCAACGGCTTTGAACGTGCCAACCCCCTCTGGCGTGCCCTTCTGGAGAAGGACAACATGACCGACGAGGGTGGCACCTACTGGGAGAACATCCACGTTGGAGGCTCCCCCGCACAGGGTCGCGGTCTCGTCAACGGTGATGAGATTCTTCCCATGACCACCAGCTCGGTCACCTCCAAGCTGCAGGTCGAGCCCTACACCATCTCCGCCGCGATCAACATCCCCAAGAACCTGCTGGCCCGTAACAACGGCAAGCGTGGAATCATCAAGCTCGTGGAAGCCTACCCCAAGGCAACCATGGACGGCATCGCTCGCGACATTCACAAGTATATCCTGACCGGCGCCTCCGCCGGGCTCGTGTTCCCCACTGCCGAGCTGACTGGTTACTCCACCCTGAACGGTCAGTTCGCTGCCGGAACGGCAGTTGGCACCACGAACGGCTACCTGCAGTTCCTGACTCCTGCTGCCCAGGCAACCGCAGCCACCCTCGTGCAGACCGTGGCCAAGTCCGTGGCCGACAATTACTTTAACCAGTATGAAGCCTGCGCCGCCGTAGCCAACATCCTGGAGAGCATGCAGGGACTCTACGCACGGTGTGCAGAGTATGCTGCTGGTGTTGACTCGGGCCCTGACCTGATCTATATGGACGCTACCTCCTTCGCCAACTACCGCCTGGAGCAGCGCGACATCGTGCGCCTGACCGACCAGGGCAAGTCCTCCGGTGGCGGCAACTTCCTGGCCTCCCCCTTTGGCGTTGGCAACATCCAGATGACCACTGACCTTGACCTCGCTCTGTTCGCAGGCGTGGCCGCTGCCGGTGTCACGTATATGCTGAACACCGACTTCATCGAGATTGACTGGGTGCAGCGTCTGGATGTCACGGAGTTCCGTGAGATGATCGCAAACCAGCGCGTCGTGACCGCTCACGTTGACGCACAGTTCGCCATGGGCATCACCAAGATGACTGCCCAGGGTGTGATGTCCGGTGGTGCCGCCTAGTAGTAGGTGGTGATTCCTTCCAACCCTCGCCCCATTGTGGGGTGGGGGTTTGACCTCAAACACTTTCAGAACAGGAACATGAATCATGTCTGCAAAGCTTCTTGACTACACGGCCGTTGACACAACTCGTGCATACGTGCTCGGAGAAGAGCGCACCGAATACGACTCCACCTACGGGTGGCGCACCTACCGCTACATCAAGAATGATGACGCTGCCGCGGCCACCGACATTGGCAACCTCATTTTGACCGATGCTGGTGCGGAATACTTCTACGGCAAGCTCTCTGATGCTGCTGGCACTGACATTGCACGCGCCCTTGGTGTGGCAATCTCCGTCATCGCCATCGACAGCTTCGGTTGGTTGGTCTGCAAGGGTCGCGTCATCTGCCTCGGTGACGGTTCCGTGGCTGCTGGTGAAAGCCTCGCCTCCCACACCGGTGGAGACTTCGACACCTGGGCCGCCGGTGAGGGCAGTCTCGGCGTGGCTGAGACCGCAGACGATGCAGTGACCCTGCTCTTCACGGGCGTCATCGACGTCTAGAACGGTTGCGGCTGAACCGCTCCTCCAGCCGCCTTCAAGAGCCCCACCTGTTCCCTCGGGCGCAGGTGGGGCTCACCTGGGGTATGGTATTGCACACGCGTAAGGAGACAGGATGCTCTTGAACCTCGCTGGTATTCGCAACAAGATCTTCCAGCTCCGCAGTTGGGCAAGCACAGGGAGCATTCGGGACGAACAGCTTAACAGCAGCATCAACCTGGCCCTGAACCAGATGGCTATGGACTGCTCCGATGCCTTTGTCCCTGACAAAGAAGTGGCAGTCCTCTACGGGGATGAGAATCCATTCAGTGACGCTGTGACCAGTGTTTATCGCACGGCTGACACCTGGGTGCTGACCTTCCTTGACCAGGCAGGAGCACCCCACCCACTCCCCATCGCTGATGACCGTTGGACTCCGATGACCGATGGTTCTTGGGATGGCGTCATGCACCTTGAGATCACCACAGAGGATGGCCGTGTTCGTCGCCGCCAGTCCCGCGAGTGGTGGTATGAAGAAAACCTCCCCGCTACAGAGCGCACGTTTTACGTCACACTTGACCGCGCGTTCCCCGCAGGTGATCTGGACTCCCCACTAACGGCACGTATTTACCAGCCCAGGTTCTTCACACGCGATGATGTCCTGAAAGTGCAGAGTGCAGTTACCTACAACGACAACACCACGAAGATGTTGAAACTCGCTGTGGGCTCTGCTGAATACATGCAGATGTCTGACCACAGGGGTGACCGCAATGGCTACCCGGAAGTCCTCATTGACCAGCAGCATTTCCAGCTTGACGCCCCTAACTACCCCATCGATGCCAAGGAGGCTGAGAATCAGCTGCAGTGGGTTGGTGAAGAGGATACTGGTGACTTCCGTTTCCTCATCACCTATGTCTGGGGCAAGACGGATGCTGAACACAGGGACAGTCCTGGTGGCAACGCCCGTGACCCTGTATGGGAGTCTGCTCCCAGTCCTGAATGTTCCTATGAGATGGTTGGTTTGGAAGCCATTGACATTGGGCTGCCCAACATCGATTGGATGCAGGGGTTCAATGTGACTGGCACCTTGCGTGACACCCACTCCGGTTTCCGCAAGCGCATCTATGTGGCTCGTGATGCGGTCAGCACGAAGGTATTGGCTTCGTGGCATCCCCATGTTGAGCGTGGTGGAATCTTCTACCTGCTGACCGAGGTGGATGGTGACACGACTCAGTTCGTCTGGGACGGGAGCATCACCCCTGACTACCACCGTCGCTTCCATCACAGCACTGGCTACTACGGGTGGCAGGTTTACCCGCATCAGGATGGTAGGTATGAGCTGGACGTGAGGGTTCTCCGCAAGCCGGATGACATGGTGCATGATCAGGACACCCCACCCATCAAGCCCGATGCCATCCCCGCCTTCATGGAACTCTGTCTCTACTATGCCGCGCTCCAGGATGGAGTGGACATGGACTCGGCACGGGCTCACTTGAAGCGCTACGAGGCTCTGTGCGACAAGGTGCGGGCTTCTTACGCTAACCGTGGGGGTGTCATTGCCCCCGCATCCTGGAACGGTTCTTACGGCAACTACGGTCGCCGCTACGGGCAGTTCATACTCGAATAGGTAGAGGAGCACTCATGCCTGCAAAGAAGAAGACTACGGTCAAGCCCTTCGTATTCCCCCTGGTCATGCCAGAGTTCGAGCTTGGGGACAAGATGTTCCGGCTCTCCCCCATCAAGACTGTTGAAGAGTCCTACGTGTTCAGCATCGAACGCTACAACACAGGCATGACCCGTGGTGCCCTGCTCTCCCATCGTTACGGTGTGGTGGAGATCTGTTCCACGAACCAGATCAAGTCCGCCTATGAGTGGATGACGGAGAAGATGTGGAAGGATCTGCAGGCCAGCTCCCTGTGGGAACAGCAGTTCAGCATGGTCGGTGGTGGCCGCCGGCGTAACGCGTAAGGGAGACAACCATGGTAGGCCCAACCGGACAGACCACGAAGCAGTATGTCATCCCGGTAGGTGAAGGACACAAGGTCTATTCACCTGCCATGTTGGCTTGGGAGATTCGTAACTTCATCCTCGACACGGATGGGGTGCTCCGCTCCCTTCATGGTCCCTGTCCCTATGAGCCTGACCGTGGCGAAGGCTTCCCTGCCTATGGTCGCTGGCATGGCATCTACCATGACCACCCCACTGACTGCCTTTACATCCGCACAGGTGAGAGCCTGCGTAGACATACAGGCTGGGCATCAGGATGGGAGACGCTACAGGCTGGACTCAGTGATGATGCCAACCCCCACTTCCCTGACCAGTTCTGTGCGATCAACGGCAATGTGGTGTGGTCAAATGGTGTGGACAAGGCTCGTGTCATCGTCCCTGATGGCACCTTGTATGTCCTCGGGTTCGGTGAGACCCCCTCTGCCCCTACGGTGTTGAGCCCTACTCACATCGATGCGGAGAACATCACCCGGCAGACTCTCTACCCAAACAACAGTGGCTACACCTTCCCCGGTCGGTGTGGCACAGTCGGTGATGAGATCAGCCGGGTGGAAGGCAAGCTCCTGGCAGGGAGCTGGTATTACCATGTCCAGTTGGAGGATGCCTTCGGCAACCTCTCGGCTCTGAGTCCTGCATCCAATGCTGCCTCTGTGTTTGCACAGAGCACGGTGGTGGATTCCACTGCTACCCCACCCATCTTGGAAGAGGTGGATGACCTTCTCCGCCACTTCCTGGTGAGAGCTGGTGGACAATGCTCAGAAAACACAGTGGCAGTGAGGCTCTACCGGACTCCTGACACCCGTAACTTTGGCGTCACGCCTATGCTGGTTGACAGGTGGGTAGGCTCCGAGCAGTTCGTTTACCCTGACCCCCATGCAGACAGCGAGCTGGGACCAGAGGCTGAGTCCTATGTAGCAGTCCCCACATTCAAGGTGATGACCGCACACCAGGGTAGGCTGGTCATTGGCAACCTTGGTGGTGACCCTGGCATGGTTCGCATCTCTGATGTGGCCTTCCCCGGTTCGTTCAAGCGTGACTGGTGGGTTGTGCCTGACAGTGGTGGAGCAGAGATCACAGGGATGGTTTCATACAGAGGTCAGCTCATGGTGTTCACCGCAGGTAGCACCTACCTGTTGACCGTCACTGACCAGGGCATCGTTCCCCAACCTCTGTTCGAGACAGTGGGTTGTGTGGGCCCCAACACGATTCAGACTCGTGGCGATGGGATGCTCATCTGGTTGGCCTTCGATGGTTGCTATGGCTACAAGGGCGGGGAGCTGTTGAAGCTGTCCTCCGACATTCAGGATGACTTTGACCGTGGCCTCAACACGAGCCGCCTCCGTCTTGCGGTGTCTGCCATCGACAAGGCACATGACCTCTACCTGTGTGCGCTCACCAGCACCGGCACCCGTAACCAGGACGTGATGATTGGGTTCAACGGTATGGGCTTCCAGCGCTACGGCATGGACATCTGTGTGGATGCCATGTGCACCACTAAGGATTGGCGTAGGTATGTCCTCATGGGTGGGGTGGACGAAGCACAGGACGGGAACAACAAGAAGAACCTGTGGGTGTGGGACCACGAGTATGAGGACTGGACTCCCCCTGACAGGTCCTATGTGTTCACGTCCAGTTGGATCCGTAATGACGAGACGGGCTTGCGCCCCATGCGTGTGCGGAAGCTCTACATCAAGCTCATCGAAAGCTATGACGGCCCCCTCACTGTGACCTTCTACAAGGATGGCGTGAGGACTCCCCTGGCTGTGACTGTGCCCGCACGCATGGTCAGTGATGAGTTCGTGGCTGGCCACAAGACTGCTGGCGCAGCAGTGGTCGGGACAGAGACCATGAGGCAGTCCCCAGAGATCTGGCGCACCGTCCCCTGTCCCCCCGAGCTGGACACCTGCAGGCAGTTTGCCTTCACCCTCTCTGCCAAGCTTCCTGCAGATGTCCGCATTGCTGGGTTCGCCTTTGACATCGCCCCTGTGGGCAATGGTCAGTCTCTCGGACGCCTTGACGGCACGGGGTATTAGGATGCCTTACACATTCCCCAAGTCCATCCTGAAGGACGGCAGACCCCTCAACCAGAGGGAGCTTGACACCTTCCTTCAAGGCCCAGCCAACAAGGTGCAGGGTGCATTGAACCAGCACGACATCGAGCAGGATGCCTGCCTCGGTGCCACGGTTGCAGACGGTGCCTACTATGAGCACCACTTCATTGAGCACACAGTTGACCCCGACTTCATCGGGACAGGCACTCCCCTGCCAGGTGGCAACGGGCCTGATGCAACCGTCATCGTAATGAACGATTCTGAATGGAATGTGTTGGACACGTTCACCTCGGAGACAACCGAGTGCATGCTGTGGCTCATCGCCTCTGCCCAGTTCACTTACCACGACTGGACGAAGGCAGCCACGGAGAAGACAGCGATCCAGTTTGCCCTTCGCTTGGATGGGCAGGTGTTGGAGCAGACCATCACCGGACTCATGGAGACTACGCGCAAGGCTTGGGCTCCGTTCAGGGTGAAGACTCCCAAGAACACCATCGGTGACAGAACCTACAGGTATGAGGAGCCCCACTCCATTGGCGGTCACCACGCCCCTCCCCGGCTCTCTACCGCTGTCCCTGTCTCTCCTGGTAGGCACACCATCGACCTTGTGGTGAGGCGTGTGGCTACCCCTGACAGGTTCTACTGGGAGCAGCCTGACTACATCGAAGTCTACAACCGTCGCATCTATGCACTGGAGATCCCCTCCATCGCACAGGGCTCGGGTGCTGAACCTGCCACCGTGGATTGTGAGCTGCTGTTGGAAGGAGAGATCCTGTCCAAGGCTTCATATGAGACCGACAGGTTGGACAATGTGATTGGTGCCTACAACAGCCTCACGGCTGGCAACCTGTCCAACCAGTCCCTCAACCATCACCACCTCCCCTCCGCTGTGTTTGCCTCCGAGCAGGTGGTTCTGGACGGGACAACGAACACCATCACGAACGAATACAAGGGCTGGGCAGACATCACCGTTGGTGACCCCGGCTGGGTTGAAGTGACAGACGGTGGTGGTAACCCCCTGCGCTGCACTAACGGTGGTGGTGGGTTCGCCCTGCCTGACTATGGTGACTGCTGGGTTCTCATCCTTGGGGAGATTGAGGTCAAGAGGATCGTGGATGGCACCGACCCAGGTGGCAAGGATGACTTCGGTATGTTCTGCTTCATGCGGTGGGACGGAGCAGCATGGCAACTCATAGGTGCTGATGGGGAGACAGAGGTTTCCCTGTCCTCGGACAACAACAACGCTGGTGTGCCCCACGAGGCAGAGCACACCATCAGCATGGTCAACGTCTACCACGTGGACACCCCCGGCTATGACATCCCACGCATCTCGATGTTCGGGGCAACCTGGGATGGAGCGGGGACGAGTAACACCGTCGCCATGACCATCCGCAACGGCAGCATCAAGGTGCTGATCTTCCGCCCATAGGAGCTGACATGGCAGCGATTGTAAGAAACTACACCCTCTTCGACATGGCGATCCTCAACACCGCTGGGTTGAACAGCGATGTTTATTCCCCCGTTGCTGCCAGGGGCATCTACTCTGAGCCCAATGGTCAGCTCGATGCTGCCAACCTGGATGCCACGTTCCAGGTAGAGGCTCAGCACATCATTCAGGGTGAGGCAGCCCGTGCCTATGGCGCAGGTAGCAAGACCACCCTGGACTTCGTGAACCAGGCTTTCGGAACAGATGACAACTCGGACAACTTCAAGCCCATCCCTGGCTTGGCTGTGCGCTTCAAGATGCCCTATGACTGCACAGCTGTGCTGTTCACCTGGGAATTCTTCTTCTCCGTGTGGCGTCACTATGAAGGCACCTATGAAGCGCAGACTGCAGCCCCCACCATCCAGACGAAAGCTTTCATCAACGGTGTAGCACTTGCCCACACACTGGCAGGTTGTCCCGAGACCGTGTTTGGCATCGGGCCTGCTCAGGCTGGTGTGAAGAAAGAACACCTGAATGCAGCATGTCGGTCAGGCTCACACCTCGCATCGAACCTGGCTGCAGGTTGGCATGAGTTGTCCATCCGCCTCTACATGGGTGACCAGCACATGGCAGAGGACTTCGAGGTCATCAGCCTTCCTGACCCCTTGGATGCCTCTGTTGAGACCAGCCACCGCTTCACCTGTGGATTCCGCAATGTCTCCGCAGTGCCCCTACTCTAAGAGTATTATTACGCAGACACTACGGAGGTCAGTATGGGACTCCCCATCGGCGCAATCCTCAACATCATTGGCAAAGCCGTCAACAAGGGCTCCGCCAACATCGGTGGAGTTGCACAGTTTGCTGCCCCCATCGCTGCCTCCATGGGCAAGGCTGCCAAGACGCAGCGCAAGATGATCCATGCTGACGCAGAGAAGCTCAAGAAGGGGCAGGTAGGTTTCTCCCAGGCCAAGAAGAGCCAGATGCTTGCGGACTCTATGCGAGCACAGCGGGCAGCCGTGAAGGGAACAGAGGCAAACATCCAGCGGCAGATGGCTGCTAGTGGTGGGCGCTCTGGTGCTTTCCAGACAGGACTCCAAGACCTGACAGGGACACAGGCAGGGGCAGCCGCCCTCGCCGCACAGCAGATTAACCAGCAGTCCGAGGCGCAGGCTGAACGCCGTCGCGCCGAGATTCTGCAGCGTCTCAAGGAACAGGCAGCCCGCAACAAGGCTAACTGGACGCAGAGCACCAGCCATGTCCAGCAGATGGTGGGTGGTGACAAGTCCGCCCAGCAGTCCAACCAGATGGATGTCAGCAGCCTCGAAGGCGCATTCGGGAAGGGTAAGTAACCATGGGACTCTATGACGCACTGGTTCGCAGCTCCAACGCTGACCCCACCATCCCTGAGAAGGACAAGCTCTACTCATTCTACAAGGAGATTCTCCTGGAGATGGGACGCATCGAGCGTGAGTCCCTGGAGCAGTTCCGCAAGTCCCGTTCCGAAATGCTCAAGGCAAAGATTGAGCTGGAGACTTCCATCATGGAAGCCCGGCTCGAATCACAGAAGCTTGGGCAGATGGATCGCAATGACGCCGTGAAGGTGGCAGCGGACATCCAGAACAACATCCGGAACAACTACACGAAGCTCGTGGGCAGCTACAACCGTCACGTTGACCGCATCATTGCTTCCGCAATCGAGGGTTCACGAGGTGCAGGCAACTGGAAGGAGTCTGCCTGGAAACAGCTTGTAGGCGATGACCGCACCCCTGGTCTTGTCTACATGAATGATCCGCTGCTGGATGAGATTCTGGTCCGTGCAAGGGAGCAGATGGGAGACCCTGCATTCGAGACAGACACCAGCACACCAACAGGGCTGCGTTTCCAAGAGATGAAGGGGATGGCTGCGGAGTCTTCCCGCGTCCGTAAGGAAACCCAGGCAGGCTTTGAACAGCAGATGTTGGAAGCTGACACGGCTGCACAGTCCGGTGACATGGGAGGCTTCCAGGCCTCCGTGGAGAACCTGGAGAACATCTCCAAGACCATCCCCTCCCTGCCCGGTGCTGATGACCAGACACTGCAGGAAGAGGTTGGGGAATACCTGGAGGGCTCACCGTCCTACAACCAGCTCAAGGCTCGTGCTGATGAGATGCAGGGACAGTTGGGTAAAGACCCCGAGTATGAGAAGCGGCTGCGTGCTGTCCTCTCTGCTGAGAAATTCCAACAGTGGGCCAAGGACAATGGGTTCAGCATTGGCTACGTCAACCCCGAGACGGGTGAGTATGTAGCTGGTGGACAGGACTACGTGGCCCTGATGGCAGCACAGGCACAGATGCGCCAGAAGCGACCGGCTCGGTTCGGTCGTGAGAACACAGGTGAGTATGTCAGGCTGACCCTCTCCAACCCCGACATGGTTGAGTGGGAAGCAGAGTATGCGATGGAGGGAGACACCCCCACGCAGACTGTTTACAACTACACCCGTGACCCCGAGACAGATGAGCGTGTCTACTTGACGCCTGAGCAGGCAGCAGCTCTTGCAGGCAGCACAGGGCAGTCAGGCCCTCTGTATGAGAACGAAGCTGACCCCATGATGGACACGCTCAAGGGACCTCCCGTGTTCCAGACAGCGGAGTCCTTGGGTGGGAAGAACCTCACGGTCTATGGCAAGCGCATCCGCATGCACGCCACTGACCCCAGTGGGAGCATCCGAGTCCTCACCCCTGACGGCGAGAAGCTTTACACGGCTGACCAGATCCTCAACCAAGAGATCACTGGCAAGAAGTCCCAGACCACCATCCTCGATGCCATCGACCGTGGCCTTGGGCGTAGGGCTGGTGCCAAGGCTGAAGCCCTGGATGAAGAGCCCGGTGAGACGTTCATCCCCAACGTGGCAGACAAGCTGTTCACGGGTGAGCTGAGGACTCGGATGCTCTCACGGGCTGACCCCCGTGAGCGTAGGAAGACCGAAGCACTCCGCCAGCCTCTTGACATTGCAAGGCAGGATCGTCTTGCAGGTGAGAGCATGGAGATGGATCAGATGCTTGCGGCGGTGAGTCTCAAGGAGCGTCAGGAAACCATCCGTCGTTTCCGTGAGTTGCGTCCCGAGGCATTCAACATCGCCCCTGCTGCCTTGCCTGCCTACCTCAAGGAGAACCCTGCGGCTGGTGCCATCTATGACGAGGTGCAGGAAGCTGTGCAGCTGGAATACCAGCCCGAGCGTGAGAACGTGAGGCTCTACAAGGCTGGTGCTGACATTGGCTCCAGGTATGAACATCCAGGTGGGGAGCTTCGCAAGGCTCTGCTGGATGCCCGTGAGACCCGTCGCACACGTCAGCTGGAGAACAGGGACATCACCGAGCGCATGCCTCCCGCCCCTGGCAAGGATGAGCTAGAGTCTCTGGCTACCTACCCTGAGCGCCCCCAGCCTGGTCCCGAGACCAGTGATGAGGAAGGCTTGAGGCAGGAACAGTCACGCGCTGGTGAGATCGCCAGGCGTGCTGCAGCCAGCCGCCAGAAGGTCAAGGGTGCCCGTCGTGGTGCTGAGCTTGAGCAGCCTGGTCCTACTGCCCGTGGTGGTGCTGGAGCAGATGGGTTGGCAGCACAGCCTCCCCTGTCCACACAGGCAGAGTTGAGCCAGGTGCCTGAGCAGACCCACAAGGTTCGTCAGGGTGTGCCTACCACAACCCCATCGGGTGACCCTCTGTATGAGGCACCCCCTGAAGCCTTCCCCTCCCCCGATCGTGGTTCTGCTGGTCAGGTCATGCCTGTTGAAGAGGGTATGGAGATGGAAGACGTGGCTCCTGTTAGCCAGCTCTCCCCTGAGGAAGAGCAGCGTCGGAAGCGTGCGGCGCAGGCTCGTGCAATGTTGAACGGTGTTTACGGCGTAGCCTAGGAGCACACATGGCCAAGAAGACCATCTGGAATCAGGCACCTGTCACTGAAGCCGCTGTGCTGCCCCCTGTGGAGCCGGTGGTTGAACAGGAAGCAGCACCCGTGGTGATGCCCACAGTGGAGCCTAAGCCCGCTGTTGCTCCTGCTGAGTCCACTCCCGTTGAGGACGTGGAGCCACCCAAGACACAGACCTGGGAAGACATGCTTGGTGCTCCTGCTGAGCTTCCTGATGATGCACCGGCTGGTGCCACCCTCATCCCTGAGATGCGTGAGAATGTGGAGAAGTCCATTGCCTCACAGGTAGACCAGGACATCCTCATCACTGAGCCCACCCTGGATCCCGGGCGTGGTGTGGCGGGTGGTATTGCAGCCATGACGGGGAGGGTTGCCCCTCCCATTGAATCAGAGCAGTTGGGTTATGATGTAGCGGAACTCATCGTGCAGAAGATGCGGGATGACAATGCTCTGCAACCCCTGCTTGCTTACAGCGACGACATCGGAGGATGGGACAAGAGCCTGAACCAGCGGTATGACCAGCTTCTCCATAAGGATCCTGGCTTCGTTGACCCTGCTGTCATCACACAACAGAACCCAGACATGTCCAGTGCCGATGTGGATGCACGTGTCAGTAAGAACAAAGAAAAGCTGCGGAGGCGTGCCCTCTCTGAAATCGCTGCTGCCAAGACCATTGGCATGTGGTCAGGCCCCCTCTTCATCCCAGGGGTAAAGGATGAGGATGGTCGCTACCGGCTGGCTCTCTCCCCTGAGGACATGGAAGGTGTGGATGCCTTTGCACCCAGGTTCGAAGTTCTTGGGTTGAACTATGACAGCAGGCCCCTGGTGAGGCAGCAGACCTACACAGGTTGGGTCTTCGAGATGGCAGATGCAGCACAGGCTGCCGCCGCTGGTGTTGGCCGTGCTGTAGTTCAGGGACGCCTCAACCCCATGGATGTCCTCATCCCTACCACAGATCTCGAACCATCTGACCCCGGCTATGACCCCAACAAGGCTACCCAGGTCACGGTTCAAGAAGCAGCGGAAGAGGGTGTTGCTGGCCGTGCCATGATGCTGGATGTCAGCTCGGACATAGCTCGGGTGCTGACCGATGATTTCTACCGGGAGACCCCCAACCCCACAGAGAAAGAACAGAATTGGCATGACAATAAGATGGCAATGCTGGGTCTTGCGGGTGCCACAGCCACC